GAATTCTGTAATCCTCTTGCAGCTTGTTCTCCAATACCAAGATTCTTTGCAAACTCAAATATAGCTGTATTCCAATCAGTTAGTAAAGTGTACGCCTTTTTTGCTATATCTACAATAAAATTAAAGGCTTTTTTTATTCCGTTCCATATAGCAGTTTGAGCTTTCAAAACAAGGTTAAACTGTATCATTGGATCTAGTAAAGCTTCTTGTACTCCCGCTATTAAACCTTTATATAGTACCTTTAATCTACTATTTCCATCTTCAATTGCCTTAGACATTGCTTCAAATGCATCGCTTGCAAATGATACATCGACTCCCATTTTTTTCAAAATAACGCCAGTAATTCCAAGTTTTTTGTTGAAATCTTTGGCTTTTGTCTGCATCCCTTTATAAAGTTTATCGTTTTCCTCTAATGCATCCAGCATTTTTTTATACGCTATGTATTGAGAAGAGGTTATAGCAAGATCATTTTCTGCAAGTATTAATGCAGCGTGTTTTTGAGATAGAATGGCCTGTTGTGCTTTTAATCCATTGGTGTCTCCGGTAGCTTGTAATTCTATTAATTTTCTTTGTTCTTCTTGATAATCTGCCATTTTAGCCTTTATATCTGCCGCATCGGTAATAGCTTTTTGTCTTTCAGTATCGCTTAAGGCGTTTATTCTATTTTGAATCCTATCTTGTTCTATTTTGTTTTTTAAAATATCTTTATTTATCTGCTTTAGATCTAATTCGCTACCATTTAAAACTCTAAATGAAGAATTTAGTTTTTCACTAGTTTTTGCTATACTTTGTAAATTACGTTCTGCGTCTTTTAGTACATTGTTAAAATCACCAGTATTTTCACGTATCTCCTGCATTAGAGATACCGCCTCTTTCAAATCCTTGATAGACTGCGTTAAATCCGTAATGTTAGCCTTAGTTACATTTCCAGCATTAGCTGGCGCTGGACCATAGGTGTTTTTATTTGTATTTTTTGCCATCTACTAGTGTATATAGGTATAAATATCGGACATAACTACTTCTTAGGCTTTGGCTTTGAAACAAAATCTGGAGACTTACTCATTGCTTGCTGCACTTCTTTTGGCATCTGAAACTTCTTCATATCCGTTTTCTCAGTTACTGTCTGTTGCTGCTGGTTGCGCTGCTCTTCGACCTTTCCTAAGAACTCGTTGATCTTCTTAAGGCTAAACTTTCGGTGCGGTATTGGCATATTCCAGACGTCATGCCAGCCAAATCCGCCATTTCCATGATACACTAGCTCGAAGACCTCTTGCATGTAGACTGCTCTATATTCCACTCCCGGGAAAGAAGAACTCTGCTGTCATTGGTAAATCAACCTCGGTCTCCTGTCCGTCTTTAAAAGCTATGGTAATTTTTGTTGAGATATCTGGTGTGATTGAGTTGATATACTTTCTCAGCTCTACAGAATCCTTTGCCATAAACGCCGTGTCAATAAACTCCCTAATAGTCTTTGCTGAATAATCTCCATTCACTGATGTGATCTGGTGCTTCATTCTCATACTGATCGCTCCTGGTTCAATTCCAAGCGCTTTCTTGACACCTTTTACCTCATCATCTATCTTCTTATCATCTCCTACAGTAAGTAGCTTAAATGTGATCTTATTCTTTGAGAAAGGCAGAGCGAATTCAAACTCATTCTTTCCAGTGAACAGGCTCTCATCTATAGTCTTGTACTCCATTGTCTGAAGATCTGCATTTACAACTTCCTCCTCTCCTGTTTCTGGGTGTGGATATTTAAACTGGTAGTCCTTTCCGTATGCTAAGATCCTTGCTGCAATAAGAAGTCCATTTCTGTCTCCAAGTATCAGATCATCATAATTGACATCCTTTGGTATCAGAGCCTTAAGCGTCTTTTCAATTGCTGTACCATTTTTTAGGTTATTGATATTTGTTAAGATGTCCTCATGCTTTGCTGTCATGTATTGCATCTCTATCTCACCTGCTGAAAGTGGATTCTCTTTTTCGTAAACTAGGCCTTTTGAAGGTAGACCGACCATTTCTGTTGGAACCGTAAATTTCTGTTCTGCCATTGTAACTATGTTTTATTATATATATCGAGGTTCTAAGTTTTCCTCTATCAAAAGAATATAACTGATTTATTCTAAAAAGAAAAAAGCTCCTTTTGAGTGGAGCTTCTTTTTTTATGGTGTTTTGGTATTGCCTTATTTACATCCATCCGTGTTTAACCCCGAATAGTACCTCGTCTACAAATCTTGTGTGTTTTTTAAGTAAAGAAGCGTATTGGTCATATTCAGACTGCGTTGCTGAAGAATTCAAATAGTCACTGTACTTTTGCAACATTGCTTCTAATGCATCAGTATCTGCTCTAGACCAATTTGGAGATCCTTCTATGGCTTCTTCTTCTTTTAAAATACCGGCAATATTTTGAAATCTTCTAATTTCTTGTAAATTCATTTTTTTAAGATTAATAGTTTAAAATACAATAGTCCATTCCTAAAGTCATTGTCAACTCTGTAGGATCTGATGTAGACCAGTCATAGTTACCAGCTGTGAATGTTTTGATGAATGCACCTTTGATTACCCACTCTGATACAATGTCACCTACTGGACCGATGATATTCAGAGTTACATCTTTCTTGTAGAAGTCAGAGTAACCATCACGGCCAGTAACTGATTCGTGGTGAAGACGTACCCATTCCATACATGCTTGCTGTCCTGATGGTGATATAGGGTTGTATAGTGAGAGCTCTATGTCTTTCCACTCAGCCTTACCTTTTATCTTGAAGTAAGTGTTGATGTGGTCAAGCTTGATTTCTCCCATTTCTATACTAGGGGCTGATGCCTTCTTGATCATGTATGAAGGGATTCCGTCTATATACATTACAAACCTGTTACTTACCGTAGGTTCAAATGCGGTATAAAATATTTCTGATGGATCTAATAGTCCTGCCATTGTTGTATTATTTTAGTATAAATATTGTACTTTTACTTTTTCTTCTTAAGAGCTTTCAAAAACAATTCTGCAGCATAAGCTTTACCTGGATCAGTGCCTTGCGCCATCTTTTCCATTTTTGCTATCAGTTCTGCGTCTGCTTTTGAAGGTTCTTTTTTCTCTTCTTTTATATCGCCTTTTTTCTTTTCGGCAGCTTTCTTAGCTTCGATTTTCTTTTTCTCAGCCATTTCTGCTTTCTTTTTTGCAGGATCTACTGTCTTTTTGGCTTCGTTTAAAACCTTGCCCTTCACTGATTCGTAAAGGGACAAGGGTATTGCGATTCTTACTACGGTATTTCTATCCATGATTATATTTTATTTATTTTATCCGAAAGTGACACCCGTCGGCAAGATATTGAATGTTAAATAAATGAATTCCGCAGTTCTAGTTGGCTGTAAGTATATGCTACCCACCAGTTCGTTTCTGTCTATTACTGATGGAGTGTTATTTGTGTCATCCATTACTACTGAGAAGCTATAAAGACCTTGTCTCTGCTGTACGCTTGCAAGATATGGATTCACTGCGTTTAGGAACTTATTACGTGTTACCTGAGTGTTTGGTTCGAATACCAGATTATCGGCGATCTGACCAATGTAGCCCTTAAGTGCTATAAGCAGTCTTCTAACATTAACTCTGTCAAGTGCTGATGCTTTCTGCTGCAGTGTCTTCTGACCGTATATTACTGTACCTACTCCTGGGAATGTTGCGATTGGGTTTACTTTAGATTGGTACAGTGTATTTCTGTCATCAACTGAAAGTTTCCTCTCTGGCTGAAGTACTGTGCTCATTCCACCTCTTGTGAAACCAGCTGGAGCAAACCATTCTGCGCTTATCTTATCGTTGTATTCGTATACCGCAGGCACCATTGTAGAAGCTGGTACAAAGTTTAGTTTTCCAGTCTCTGCTGATTTTACTTGTACCCATGGCCAGTATGCTGCACCATATGAATTATCGTAAGACTGTGCTGCTGTTTTTACTACTCCAATATTTTGTCCATATCCTACTAGATCAATTACTGCTATATTATCTCCTCTGTTTTGAGCCAGAGTAAGAAGCGCCGTGATCTGTGAAGTAGCATTCTGTGAAGTTATACCTGGAGCATATATCGTATTGAAGTTATATGCATCGCTATTTCCAAGTAGATTGATTGCAATGTCGTAGCTAGATCCTAAAAGACCTTGAACATTGTTTACCTGTGTGGCTGTTACTGATGGTATGTTTTCAAACATCAGAAGCGGTGCTATGCCAAATGAGCCGTACAAAGTACCAGTTGCTCCAGCAAACGCTCCATTCAGTGAACCAGAGCCTACGACTGGTATAGAACTTGTATACTGAACCTGCGGCTGACCAAACGAATTAAGATAGTTTGGGGTAGGAAGTGATACCGATTTAATCCTCACATAGTTACTATTATTTGTATAGGATCCAGTAGTCTGTAAGTAATAGTTTCCTGTAGTAGGATCAACTATTGCATTCTGAGTCTGGTTTCCTATAATGTACTCTATATAGTTGTTCTGGTTAGGGTCAAGAGACAGGTTGTTCCACGTCTCCAGAATAGTCTTATTATTCTGATAATCATCGCCTCTACGGATATTCAAGCTAAAATAACCCGATCCAGTATCTGCGGCAGTGATCTCCCATCTAATATTTGCGCTAGAACCGGAAACAAGAGCGCCACTCACCGCAGCACCAGCATTATTCATTATGGTACCGACCGATAATGTTTCAAGGGTGAATGCAGTATTGCTAGTAGATCCGCTGATTGTAGAGGTTGCTGGTGTATATGATCCAGATGCTACCCTAGTTACAAGCAGTGAATTACCCCCTTGCTGGAAGTAACCAAGAGCTGCCATGCTCGTAAGATATTCATAAGATGCTCCACCAGATACAAATGCAGCTCCGAAGATTGCTTTATACTGAGAATAAGATGTTACTACAGTAGGTATATTTACAGGACCAGTTACCGTAGGTCCTATGATAGCAGCGCCTGCAGCGATCGGTCCTTGTGTTATTTGACTCTGGTCGTTCTCGATGGAAAATACGCCAGGGCTTAAAAGTGTTTCAGCCATTTATGTTGTTGTTTTTTTCTACTAATAAATATCAGTCATTTCTTACGAAATTTCTCCTGTCTCTATATTTATCGTAACATTTCCATACTTTGCTGTGATTTCCTCAAAAATTGATTCTTCTCTCAGTTTTAAAGCAGCGACTTCCTTTTTTTGTTCATCGATCTTTAGCTGTATGGATATTTTTTGAAACTCTAATTCTCCTAGTATTGAAGCTATTTCTAGAGCGTCTTGTTTTATTGCTTTTATTTTGCCTAATTCTTCTGTTGTAAGACTCGCCATAACGTTAATTTGTTATAAATATCATGGGTTTTGTGTAGGATCTTCTACTATTGGAGAATCTTGCTGTGATTGTGACCACCATGATTGATCTGCTTGCATTTGCGCTAATTCTTCTGAAGTTAGTTCATACGCTGATGGCTCTGGATCAGGAACTACTATAGTGTCTACTTGATCCATTATTTGTTCTCCATCTGGATTATACATAGGTTCTCCTGTTTCTGGATCTAATCTTCTTTGATAAACTGGGATATATATTGGCATATTTTATGGGTATGTTACTTTTAAATATGGTGAAGTCATTGTAGATGTACCAACCGCAGGAGATAGATAGGTTCCTGATGGCGCTGAGTATGATGATGTAGATTGGGATGCTGTTGGTGCAAAAATGGTACTAAAAGATCCGCTTTTTAAGCACCACATAGGATATATAAAATTTGCCGGAGAGCCTGATCCTGATACAGCTATTGCATATCCTAGCAGTGGATTATAAGATGGGCATGTATTAGTTGGCCACACTGCAGATCTCCATGTGTAAACCCCTGTAGCGGTGGCATTTGAAGTATAACCGGTCCAGTAGATATTATTTGCGTATAATTTTATTGGAGTAAAATCATTAGAATGGTATAATTGTACGTTAGCATTTGCCGTATTGGTTTTTATAGATCCTGTCACAAGTAGATATTCAGGTAAGCTACTTGTAGAATTAGAATATATGCATATGCTGGCTGTCGTATTTCCACTTGTTCCCCCCAGCATAGACATAGTAACAAGCGTGCAATCTTTATATATCATAAAAGGAAACAATAAAGTCCCCCCTAAGTTTACGCTGGATGTTACAATAAACGAAACACTTGCTAATGCGCTTAATGCGCATATATTTGGACTTATATATCCTATACCAGGAGTTGGACCATAACTAGGATTTAACATTATAGACGCAGTCTGGGCTATGCTTGCGCTTGTTGCCGTAGTCGCATACGAAGCAGATAAAACGCTTGTAGTTGCAGTGTATGATGCGGTACCTGAATTTAAAGAGTATGACGCGGTAATAACATATGAGGATGTTCCAAAATGGCTAGCAGTTATTTGACCGGTTACATTTAAAGACCCTGTTATAGTTGAACTATTTCTTGATATTAATCCATTATTGATTGAAAACTGTCCCATTTTAATAATTTAGTTTTATAAATGGCCCTATATGTATTGTACCTAAATTTGATCCTCCACCCATATCACCTCCATATACAGAAGCCGTATAGAATGATACGCTTTGCGATAAGAGAGCAGGCAGCGCTGATCCTGTGGTTGGAATATTATATCTATAATGCGCAACATTTCTTATTGCATTTTGTAATACTGGAGCACTTGATCCTAGAAGTGGATTTATTAATTTATTCATGGATCTAACCGCAGCAGTGTGCTGTAAGTATGTATAACTAATATTACTTACAAGACCTTCTGCGGATGCAGCTAACCAATATATTTGTCCTTGTTGTAAAATTGGTCCAGATGATGATGTTACTTCATAAAAAGTTCTTGTCGCGCCCGGTGATATATTAGAACTAAATTCAAATACTTTAGTTTCTGGGAGCATGTTACTTGAATTAGAATATACTCCAACTCTCCAAGATCCTGTTGGAGCCCCTAATACGGTTCCTACTATTGCAAATCTAGCTAATGTGCCTGTTTTGCTTATATAGATAGGGGTTAGATAAATTGTGTTTGTATATGATCCTGTTCTAAATGCAGCTGTATTTCCACCTCCAATATTTCCATTTGTGTAAAAAAGGTTAGAACTTATGTATCCATTATTTCCAGCATTAGTAGTCCATCCTGATGATGATATCCCAGAAGGGGCATACAACGCTGCGGGGTTATTTAATGTATCATACGATGCTGATGCTATAGATGCCGATAACGCAGTAGCAGAATATGATGCTGAAATTATAGTTTGAACTAATGATGCTGTATTAGAATTTAAACTATAGGATGCGGTTATCCCATAAGATGCAGTTACTAAAGATCCTGTTATAGAAGTTACTGTCAAAGATCCAGTTACTATTACATTAGACTTTGATCTAAACCCCTCTCTAATTATAAACTCATTGGCCATATACTACGCTTAAAACAGGCCCTATATAACCTGATGCTGAAGAATAAGAATTTATTGTGTATGATGCTATAGTCGATGGCATTATGCTAGGTAGTGCAGTGATTGCACCTCCGCTGACATATCCATAACTAAATATATTTCTGTGACTTGCCAATAATGATGATGTAACAAATACCTGTAATATCGGGTTGTATAAGCCATTATCAAAAAATGGTATTGGTAATTTTACTGCGGCATCTCCTACTACAGCTGTCCAATATACTTTTTTAGCGCTTAATCTTACTTGAGGATTTGGTGTTAATGGTAAATAAGACATTGATACAGATCCAGTTTGTACAAAACCAAAATCTTGAATACGTGTACCCGGGAGCATGTTACCATTATCCTCATATAATCCCATTCTAGCAGTGGCTGTTACTCCACTTCCAGTTGATCCAAAAGTAAGACCAGATCCAGTTAGAATGCAATCTGCGTATACTAAAAAAGGAATTAATATTATATTATTTAATCCAGGCACCGATGTATATGATCCTGTAACCTCGGTAAAACATAAATTTGGAGTTATGTAGCTAAATCCAGGAGTTGTTGGCTGGCTTGCGTCATATGATGTATCTAGACCAGCACTTGCTGTTGGAGTATAACTAGCTGAAACTGCATATGCTGAATAGGACGCAGTTATTGCAGAGACTACATAAGAAGCAGTTAGAGTATTTTGACTATAAGATGCAGTAATTGAATATGACGCAGAAAGTATTGATCCTGTCAATCCTCCTGTTACTGTAAGAGATCCTGTTATTGTAGAATCTTGTTTTGATATAAACCCATTTCGGGCTACGAATTCATTTGGCATTTTTACTTAGTTTTCACTGTCCAACTAATGTATCAATAAATATCTTGAATTATACGTAAGTAGTTTGAGTCTTTATTGTCCAACCTGTTCCAACCCCGGTGTTTAATTGAACACTTGTTGCTGTAAGAGATCCCGTTAACACTAATGCGCTTGTATCCCCTATATCAGTTGTAGATGTGTCTGTGAATTGAATATTTCCTGCATTCCACACTGCCATAAACTCTCCTGCTCTTGCATTAGTTGTGTTTGATACGGTATACTTTGCAAACATAGACCTATAAGATCCTGTAGCTTGAGTTGATATAGTTGTAGTTGTAGCTCCTGTTGTTGTTACTATAGAGGATGTTACTAGTGTTGAGTCTATTATTAATGAATCTGTAAATGTTCCACTACCTGTTACTATGAGACTTCCTGTGATGACTGCTGAACCTGTGAATGGGAATCCAGCTCCTGATCCTCCACCTGCACTTGTTAATGCGTAAGAAGCTGTAAGAGCGTAAGAAGAAGATATTATTGAATTGCTTCCAAAAGGTCCGTATACATTTGATGCAGTTACATAAGAAGCTGTCACTGCTTGATTTGCCCAAGAAGAAGTTATGTCATAAGTTCCTACAGGCAAGAAAGACGCTGTGCTTGCTTGTGACGCCCATGATGCAGTTCCAAATAATGATCCTGTAAAAGATGATGCACTAACTACAGATGCTGTCAAAGTTTGAACACGAACTCCATCGTCTGTAGTCAAACTTCCAGACAAGGTATACGAACCGCTAAGAGTTTTTGAGTTTGTCCATACACTACCGCTTTTTATTAGCAAATCCCCATAAGATCCCGTAGTTGTATTGTCTACTACGTCATGTAGTTCTCCTATCTCATATCCATTATCAATCCTAACGTATATGATACCTGCTCCCGCATTTGCTTTTATGACCTCACCTAATCTAACAGCGTGTAGTGGTGCTCTTGGTGCTGAACCTGTAATTGATCCATTTGCCCCTAAATAAATTAATTGACCTGCAACAAAAGCACTAGTATTTATTCCAGATAGTATACCCTCTGTTATGACGTACCCAGTTGCTCCATTTGCTATATTTTCGGTTGTTATCCCTAAAGTATTTGCGGAATTGTTATCGTTTTCATAAGATGCTGTTACTATTCTTGGTGTATCGCTTGAGTTGTCTACATTAGATATCCTAACAACAAGTCCTTTATTTATAGTATTTCCTGATTGATTTAGAGCTAAAACATCTACTTCTGTTGTCTTATTTGATATAGAAGCTGTAACCGCTGTATTAGCATAACTAGCACTTATTACACTATTTGATCCGTATGGGCCGTAAACATTCGATGCTGTTACAAAAGATGATGTTAGTGCATATGAGGCAGTACCTGTTAAACTACCAATAAAAGATCCCGTAAATGATCCTGTTGCCGTCAATAAAGCGCCATTCCATGTTAAAGTTGAGACACCTCCAAAAACTCCTGCGTTATTGTACTGTATTTGAGTGTCTGAACCTCCTGGACTTGTAGTTCCGCTTCCTCCTGCTGCGCTTACTCCGCTACCTCTAAAAAGACCTGCTTGATATATTGTGTATGTTGTATCATTAGTAAAGTTAGCATTTCTTCTAAGTAACATGTATCCAACATAAATGGCATTTGCCGCTGTATTTGGAGCTTCAGTAAATGGTTCTGTACCTACTGCTGCTAAAGCCGCTGCTTCGTTAGCATATTCCGCATTTCCATAGTAAACATAAAAAGCTTTTGTAGCACTGTTTGGGAAATAGAATACTCTCTGTATTGTCCAATTAGTTGTACTTACAGTTGTTAATACACCGTTATTTGAGTACTTAGTTGGATCTACAGTTTCATATCCAACTCCATTATTTGTATCATAAACCCAACTAGAACCAGATTGGTAATACCTGTATATTTTTGATGTAGTAATTCCTATTGCTTCACTGATATAGCTTGGATTATTTGGATCAACTGTATAATTTCTACCGTCTACCCAAGTAGTACCACCATTCATTACAAGTGAACCTGTTGATGATCCGCTTGGTGATAAAGTATATCCTGAGATTTTTAGAGGTCCAAATGCTTTAAAAAAGTCAATGGTTCTTTGCTTCCACCCATATGCAAGGCTTGGGAATGTTTGGAATGCATTTATATTAGTATGGTTCTGATGTAATACAATCCCTATAGGTATCTTTGTATTAAAATCTCCGTCTGTATATGGAATTCCTTGAGCTTCGATAACTGATGAGCTATTGATTGCTACAAACTGTTGATCGAATGAAGCAGAGTATTGGTCTATAGTTTTAGATAAAGTATCCCACTGTAGGTATTGTATAGTTGGGTATGGATCTCTACTTGATGTTGTTGCGTTAAGATTTACTATAATACCTGAACCTGAGGATACGTAGTACGTAGTTGAGCCTAAAGAAGCAGATATTATACCACCACTTAAGAGACCAGAGTATAGATTACCTTCTAACCATCTAAGACGGGTTATATTTGAGAATCCTGCTCCGTTTTGAGAGAAGTATAAGTCACTTGTCGAACCTGAAACGTAAATGTAAGATGCTGATATTGAAGTGTCTATGCTTTTGTTAACTGGCATGAATTTAATCACACCATTTGTCTCCATATCACCGTATACTCTAATAGTTGGTGTTATGGGAGAAGTTGTTGAACCTGAGATTATGATAGACCCTGATAAGAGCGTATTACCCAAAAGAGTATTATTACCTATCTGTGTAGTTGAACCTGATATATTTAAAGACCCAGTAAGAGTTGTGCTTCCTATAAGAGTATTTGACCCTGTTGTAAATAGACTTCCAGTTACTGTTTGATTTCCTATGAATATGTTTGAACCTGTAGTTGCTAGAGATGCGCTCTTTGCTACAAATACTGGGTCTGTTTCTCGGTAATAAGAAGCTGTTCCAAATAAAGATCCTGTTATTCCTCCAACTACATTTAATGAACCAGTTACTTCAACATTGTTAACAAAAGCAACTTTATCTTCATAAACTAATAATCCGTTTTCAGCATTAAATCCATTTACTTGTAATCCTATGCTTTGAGTTGATTCATTATGAAATACAAATCTACCATCATTCCAACCGAAATATGCCATTGAAGCACTTGAAGTTGAGAAGGTGTCATTATAGAATCTTTCTAGCCAAAGAGCACTATTATTTACGTGTATTTCTGCTAGTGCAGAATATACTCCAATAGCAGTTCCTGTATAAACTAATCTGCCATCACTTCCTGTTATTATTTGCGTACCTTGAAATGTGTTTGAACCTGTTGTTGCAAATGACGCACTTTTAGCTATGAATATTGGGTCTGTTTCTCGGTAGTATGATGCTGTGGTAGCAAAGCTTGAACTTAGTACATATGAAGCTGAAATTGAATTCTGTGCCTGTGAGCTTGATACACTATAGCTAGATGATAAACTATAAGATGAGCTTACTGAGTAGCTAGATGTTATTACATATGAAGCTGAGGTTGCATAAGAAGCAGTGCCAAATAAACTACCAGTAAAACCTCCAGTAGATATAGTTGACCCTGTTACAATTAGAGAACCTGTTATGACTGCTGATCCTGTGAATGGGAATGATGATGCATTTGCTACGTAAGAAGCTGTTAATGCATAGCTTGCTGTGGTAGCATTTTGTGCTCGTGATGAACTTATGGCATACGATGATGAGCCATACAATGATCCAGTTATACCAGAGGTTACAGTAAGAGAGCCAGTTATAGTAGAGCTTCCACTTACTCTTAAACTTCCTGTTGGTATGTTTACTGCTCCATATAAAGTTTGTATATCATCTGCTGCATCTCCAAATTGATTTGACCCTGAAGAGTATATCACAGATGCTGATTCATATGTTACGTTTAAGTAAGCAATAGAACCTGTACCTACTATAGTTAAATTTCCATTTATAGTCCCGCCTGTGAGAGGTAAGTATCCTGGAGCATAAGAAGCTGTTGCTGCGTATGATGCTGTAGTACTATAGCTCGCGCTTATGGAATTTATTGCGTAAGAAGATGTTACACTATAACTTGAACTTACTGAGTATGAACTTGATACAACGAATGATGCTGTATTTGAGTTTGTTGCATAGGAAGCTGTTCCAAGTAAACTACCTGTAAATGATCCACTTAAGGGATACTCTAACTGTTTGTTTCTTAATTGTGGCATATTTAACTAAACTTTCCTATTGCTACGATATAATCTCCTGTGTCTAAACTGTATTCTAATTTTGCGGTATCTACTACTAATGTTGAAACTGATCCTGCTTGTGTAAAACTTACTATTGCTGGCTTGTCTACAAAACTTCCATTTATAAAGAAGCTGAAATTATCTGCGCTTGTTGCTGGAAGTGGTGATGGCGCTACTAACCACGCATTATTAAATATAGCAGTTGTAGAATTTGAGTATGATCCTGTTATCTGCTTATTTGTATTTAAGTATGTCAATGTTGCTGGATCCACTTGACCTGAGTTTATAGTTACATTGTACACATTATTCACCGAGTCGTTTATTAGAGCTCCTTTAGCTGCGCCTCCAGTTTTCTTAGCCGTTGTAGAAGCTGTTTCTGTTCCACTTGTTGTTTCGAGTCCAAAGATCAGTTTTGATATCCCGTATGATTTACTAGCGCCTGCAATCTTGCTCATTTCTGTATCAGGAACAAGGTATCCATTAAGAGTCAGCGTAAAACTGTTTCTTACCAGCCTGTCGTCGCCAAGATCGTACGATAATGTATCAGTGAATGAATCTATATTGCTGTAGAAAAGAAAGCGATTAGGGTCACCCCAGTAGCTTCTAGATGCAAAGTTAAGAGATTCGATTAAAGAGTCCATCTGTTCTACAAAGTAAGTCCAAACCATGCATGTATATTCTACTGTGACATAGTCTGGAGTGATAGATACTAGATACTCTTTTTCTGGTACTCGGTTATTTAATACCGCAAAATTGCTATATTGATTTCTTGCTGTATATTTCTTCTCAAAAAATTGTAAGTTGTGAGCTTGATTGCCATCTATCTTATTTCCAAGTGATCTGTTCTGAGTTACTGAGTTTCTCCTAAACATAATCAATGGAGCAAGACCTTTTCCTTTTTGATCCCTGTGATATCCATCTGCCTGTACACTGCTCCAATTCTCAGGAGTTCCATACATTATAGGCACATTCACTCTCGTGTTGTTCTGTACTACCGACGGTCTAAGGACTTCGGTAAAATAGTACATCACTGCCTCGTCAATATCTTTTATACCTACTGAGAATACTTTATCTGTGCTGTCCTTTAGAGAATATTCTAAAGCTCGGTTAAATTCAGGCTGTCCTAATTTCTGAGGCTCTGAAAATACGGGGTCAGATATTGGTTGCACATATGGCATCTGAAGAGTCTGCATGAACTCTTGTCTTGATTGCGGTCTAGTTTGTTGTATACCTCCGGCCATATTATAATCTGTTTTGTGTTATTCCAAGCGCATCTGGAGAAGTATAATGTCCTTTTAGTATTATAGAGTATGATGAACCAAATCCACTTAATCCCTGAACGTCGTAGTTGTAGGCATTGTCTTTTCCTAAAATAAGCTGGTTTTCATTTACATTATCAATTTGAAAATATAAACCGTTGTATAGGATTATATCGCCAACTTCTGGGAATATATTTGCCTCTTCTAAGTGGGGTTTAAAAAATCTAAACTCAACTTGCCTTGTATTATCTGGGCCAAAATCTGTCTGTGTGAATTCAAAGTCACCTCTTGATATAAGACAGCTTATACGCACAGGACCTACATAAGACTTATTCAATGCTTCTCCATAAATATTAACTGGAGTAGAGTCAAGCATAATCTTATAGTATCCGATATATTGCGATACTATATCAACAACTACTTCGTTTGTGATGAACTTAAAAGTTGTTATATCTCGTGTTGATCCAAATAATGCCATTATCCTATATAGATTAAAAGTGGTACTTTAGTTAGCGTATCGCTTTCTGATTGTGCTTCAGCCGCTTTTCTTTCTAACTGTGATTGTCTTGTCATTGACTCTAATTCTTCTCTCAATCTTTCTTTAAGTGCTGCTTGCGCATTCTGACCTTTTGTAATAAGATCTGCACCATTTAAAGTCACCTCTGAGCCTGGGACTGGAACCTGAGTATATTTTCCTCTTACTAATCCAAGAAGCTCAGATGCAAGCGCTAGAGTATACTCATATATCCACTGTCTACCTGGTCTGTTTATTTGAGAATAGGTTATTGTCCCGTAAGGTACTTGAGAAGGGTTTGCAACCAAGTTTTTACTTCCTGAGTATGGGCTGTTTATATTTGGATCTCCCATCTCACTTTTCTTCGAATATTGAATCCAAAGATATGTGTTTGCTACTTCTGGTACTGGGAATATCTTTAACTTATTATTTGTTATTTCAAATGTAAATGCGCTTCTCCTTACTGTATTAGACATTTCAATCTCTTGGATCCTTTGAATATCCCAGTAGATTGGAAACAGCGTGAAGTTTAGACCTGGAGAGTACGACGCCCAACCAAAGTTTTCAGTTGCACCTTGGTAGTTTATAGAGCCTCCAATATAAGGATCATAGTATTGATTTATTGCAGGCATTCCTTTATAATATACCTCTTGTACTACCACCCTGTCTCCAGGTTGAATCCATCCGCTTGCCGATCCTATTTGTTGTAAGTCATATACCTGTTGTCCTGCTACAAGTGATATAGACCCGGTGTACCAATTTGTATAACCGCCAACTCCTGCAGGCGCGCCATATGAATCTGCGATTGTGATTACTGTATTTAGATTTGAAACTACTACCGTATTATTAAGTAGAGATCCAGTAGGGGAACCTTCAAGACTTAGATAGTTATCCTTTATTTTAGATTGATATATCTCAAGAGCATATGTAGAAACGGCCTCCTCAAAACAAGCAAAAAATTGATCTGCTTGTAATTCTACTTCCATCATAGGATAACCCAGTTTCTTAGCACAATAATCGGCTACTCGTACAGATTCACTCGCAAAAGTTATGTCTGAATCGTATAGTCCAAAAGGCGTACTACTTCCTGATGTGAATATGATAGGTGGGCTATAAGGTACTGGATTGGCCATAATTGATATTTACAATAAATACTAAAAACTAAAAACTTAATCCTCAAACTGCTTGTAAACCCTAAGGATTTCTTCTACTATTGGATCCCTGTGATTTTGCTTGAGAGTGTATACTGAAAATTTAGGAACGTCTGTAAAATTCTTGCATATGAAATCAAAGCCTGAATCTTTTTTATTTTTAAGATCGACCTGGTAGACATCTCCGCATATGATCATTTTACTTCCATTACATATACGACCAAGTAAAAGCTCCATTTGTTTATGTGTGATATTCTGACCCTCATCAACTACTATACAGCAATTTGAAAGGTTACGACCACGCATAAATCCTAATGGTATGACTTCTATTCTGCCTTCTGAAAGTTCTTTATCTACTTTCTCTTTATTATACAGTCTATACATATTATCGTATATGGCTGCTGTATAAGGCGCTAGCTTTGCGTCTTTATCACCTGGAAGATATCCGATTTCTTCTCCAGAGTTAACTGCTGGGCGAGTTAGGATTATCTTTTCTACTTCCTTTTTAAAGAGCATATCCAATGCAACTTGCGCTGCTAACATTGATTTACCAGAACCGGCTTGACCTTTTAATACCGTTATTGTATTATCTAGTATAATCTGCTTTGCCTGCTTCTGTTCATCGTTTAATTGGATGTGAAACCTTATTGGATTTTTAAGCTTTTTTACTTCTGGAACCTGAGTCATTTTTTATTTTTAGATTATGAAACTATTAGTAACTTGGCATGTATGATCCGCTATATACAATTGATAATCCTGAAGATTGTGTTACTGATATGATATTACCGTATATGCTCTGTCCCACCCCAAATGATGCGCTGATGGAACTTCCACTGAGGTTTGCAAAATTTATAATTGCTGAGGTTCCCGTCACCGAATAATACCAAAAAGCGTCACATTTTTTGTTTATTGATCCGCTTAATATTGCACCTCCATTTAAACCATAAGGATCTTTTAATCCATCTATTATTTGTGGCATATTATTGTTTTAGTATAAATATCTGGATTCTACGTAAAATAAAAAAGCCCGGTAAAAACCGGGCTATCTTTGTATCTATTGTACTAAATTAAACTTAGACTACGTTCAGATCAGATACGAACAGGTTAGCGTAGAATTCTGGACGAACCATTGTCATCGCGTAACGAGTCATTATACCTTTCTTCGGAGTGAACGTATTCGGATCGTACACCAGAGGAGTCATGATCAGTGGTACGTAAGGAGCGTAAACCGCACCGCACTCTAAGAACTGATTACCACGGAAACCTAACAGGATAACATTCTCCAGCATATAAGGGTTCTTATATACTTTATATCGGCTATTCATAGATCCGATTTTCTGTACACCGAAAGCGTACTTCATTGTATCTGCTGCGCCATCAGTATCAGCTGCGAATCCTGGGATTGATTCAAGGATTGTAGCTACTGCTGGAGAAACTACCATAAAGTTTGCACCGCCACGGAGTGTACGCTGGTGGATGATATTTGACAACTTCTGAAGTTTGATACCGATAGTCTGGAACCAAGTCATCTGGTTGTAGAATACACCCGCAGTATTTGAGTTAAATGCAGTTGCAGTCGTATTAATCTGGTTACCAACTTTTGCAGACCAGAAGTCTACTGTAGGAGCAGTCTGGATCAGCATGTCAAGAACTTCAAGGTCAATTTCAAGAGTGATGTACTCAGAAAGGATACCAGTCAGTTCGGCTTCAGCATCCAGAGAGTGATATGCATTCAGATCCTGTGCAAATTCTGGAGTCCACTGTGCTTTCAACTTACGTGTCTTAGCAGAGATTGTCTGGCTTGACATCGCAACATTAATTTCTGGAATAGAGATTGATGTTGGTGAGTAAGCATTCGGTACAGATACGCCCTGAGTTGCAGTACGATCTTCGAAATCACCCATCTTGTTGAAGTCAGTTGCTTTATTGTAGAACACATTGTACTGAGAAGTTGCGGCACTACCTGTTGCAGTACTCCACGCTGTAGCATTTGCATAACTTGATGCAGTCACATAGAATGTGATAGATCCATTATTTGCAGAGTTGTACGTAGTATACTGATTCAAACACTGTACTGCAGACGCTGATGTAAGCTCAAATGCACGAACTCCAAGAGTATTCAGGTTAGGAAGAACTATGCTTGCATTACTCAATGTAAATTTAAATACCTGTGTTGTTGCCAGCGAGTTGTTTACCGCCTGGTATGATATTGATGAAGAGTACGCTGAATCAAAGTTTAAATCAGCCCAAGTTACTGCAGATCCTGTAGCGTAAGACCAGCTTGCTCCTGGTATAGCTGAAGAACTGAAATCGTTCAATGAGTAACCAAAAGTACCAGCGCCATAAAGACCACCAGCAGCAGCGTTACCAAAGTTTGCAGTCTGTGTACCATATAATGATGTATTCTGTGTAAACTGTCCGCTTGGTGAAGTTGTACCATACTGGAAGTCAAGATAGAATACCAGACCTGCAGGAAGATTCATTGGCTGTACGCTAACGAATTCTTTAGAAGCAAGCTGACCAAAGATCTTACGTACCAGAGGAAGAGCTACACCAGCCCACTGTTCACCAGAAGTACCTGTCCATGTACCACCAGAAGAAGAACCACCTGTTGAGGTAGAAGACTCTACTACGAGCTGTTTAGACTGATTCTCAAGCATCATTGCCATCGTTCTTGAGTCGTGCTCGTTAAGATTCTTAAGCAGGCCTGATTTGCCCCACTTCTTAACGAGTCTTTGAGAAACTGACAGCTGCGTGCTATACGCGGTCTGTGCAGATTCTTGTAAAAGGGAATTTACTAGATTCATTTTGATTTGTTTTTGTGTGTTTATAATTTTTGTTTAAGTTATAGTCCTGCAAGTTTCTGCATTCTAGCTATAAAAGGATCAGACTCCATTGTGTTTCCTTTTGGGGCCATTCCTGCTGGCTTAGATGCAAATCCATAAGACTCTTTTAATTGTTTCTTTGGAGCTGCAGTTATTGATTCGCTTATTACTGCGTAAGTATTTTTTGCTTCTTTAACTGTTGTTGCTCTATCAAACGCATTCAGAACTTTAACTTTTTGTGCTTCAGTAAGAGTTTTAGACTTGAAGATCTTGTTTACATAAAGCAGTTTAGCGTTAAGGAGGTTTATCTCGTTCAGCTCTGCTCTCATTGCTGTGATTGCTTTCTTGGCTTCTTTTAGCTCTGTTTGATATGCAGTTTCTTTTTCTGCTGCTTTAAGTGCTGCGCCTTTATGTCCAGCTTTCATTTCTTTGTCTTTTTTCTTCTTAGCTTCATCCATGTAACCGCCTTCTGCGCCGTATCCTTCTTCCATTTCATCTTCGAGTTCTGCAAGGATCTCATCAAGAGAAATATCATCATCTACTGGCATTTCTTCGCTACCTGTTTCTGCTGCGTCTACTGGAGCTTCTGTTGCCATTGCTGATTTAATAGCATCAACAAGATCTCCAAGAGTGATGTCAACTACTTTAGTTTCTTCTGTTGATTCTTCACCGTCTTCGTCTTCTTCAGACTCTTCTTCGGTTTCCTCTTCAGTTTCTTCTTCTTCGTCTTCTTCTT